GCAGCAATAGACCCAACCGGGAACTGCATCGCTTTCAGCGTTGACCACGCACTCGGCGTCACCCCAAGGCCGAGGTTGCTGCCGTCAAAGACAAGCGCACTCCCCGTGGTCAGGACTTTGCTGCCGTTGAGGTAGGCCACGCCGTTAGCTGTGCCGCCGTTGATGGTTACGGTAGAAGTTGTAGTCAGCGCATTGGCTGTGAGGGTCGTGCCATCAAAAGTTAAATTTGAGCTAGTCGTAGCCGTTGTGGTTGCGTTGGCATAAACCACACCACCAGAAGTAAACGCCGCAGCGCCAGCAAACAGACCCGTACCACCACTTTGAAGCAACAACGAACGCTTAGACGGCTGCGTGACAAACACATCCTTGGTGCCAACACTAAAATTGACCAAGCTGCCTGCGTTGCTGGACGAAAGAACAGTATCCCGAGACAGCAAATTGCCGCCCGAAGAATACGTGCCAATACCCACCTCCCACTCCCCATTGACGGCGCTTGCAATGGTGTAGTAGGTGTTATTGGCATTGCCAATGGCTGCAGAAAATGTTTGAAAGCTTGTATACGCACCAGCAAGTGTTACTGAGCCGGTGCCAGTAGTGGTCGTGGTCTCCCGTACCCGGTCTGCAATAACGAATGCCATATTAAGCTCCGATTAAATCATCTTCTCTAAACCAACGCTGTTGTATGGTGCCATCAATATCCGCCCACTCCAGCAGACAATAAACTGCACCATCGTCATCCATGCGGTAAGCAAGAATGGGTCCGGTAGGCACAACAGTATTTAGCTTTACAACATCACCTTTTTTGAATCTGGTAGCCATGTCATTTCCTTAAACAGCGTCAAGGCTGAAAGTGTAAGTCACAGTCAGGGTGTCACCCGAAACCACCGAACGATCACCGGGCGAGCTGAAATCAGCAGCCGAGAACAAAGTGCCGGTGGTGCCGCTCTTGGTGTTGTTGCTTGTCAAGAAAGCCCCACCAACAGTCGTAGTGCCGTTGATGCTGTAAACAGCAGGAGAAGCAGAATTGGTTGCAACCGATGGGTCAGCGGTGGTGGGAGTACCAAACACAGCCTGTGGGCGAGTTGCCTGACTGTATGCCGTGACTTCCGTCCACCCAGCATGTGAAGACATTGTGTCACCCGCAGCAGGGGTGTTAGATGCGCCAGCGCCATACAAGCCCAGATACCACGTAGCGGTATAAGCAGAGCCGGTGAAGTACTTGGCGTTCATGTCTTGAAGGCCGACGTTGACCACAAGATTGTGGGACTCGGCTTCCCATTTCAATTTACCTTGGCTGTCGTGACACTGTACGCGAAAGACGCCACCAGCCTTGACCTTGTCGCTTGCACCGCCACCAGCAGTAAGACTAGCAGCAGCTTGGTCAGTGGATTTTGCTTTGTCATTAAACATGAGATGCTCCTTAAACAAGTCGAATTAAAGCAGAAGTTGCCGTGTTTGCGGGCATCTGCACGGTGAAAGATGTGGTTGAGGTTTTATCAGACCCAAAGTCCAACACGCATACAGCGCCATTATCACCCGGCGTGTAAATTAAAGCACCACGAGCTGTGATGGCTCCCGTCCATACTGGGGATGAGAAGTTAACGTATGTAGTGCTGCCTGTCGAGGTGGTCTGGCTGGATACCGTGGCAGTGACGATCTGACCCCCGGCAACGTAATCGCCGCCAGTGGCTTCACCCGTGGTGCTGTACGCCGTGGTTGTTTGATCCAGTGTGGCTAAATTGGTGTACAGCGCCAAGTAAAACGTGTCCGTGGCGAAATTGATCGTGCCGTTGACAAGGCCCGACCGCAGCGTGTTGCAGGAGTAATTTCCTGTAAATGCCATCACCGGACCCCGTTATTTTGCGGCAAAGGTGCAACTCGCGCCTGCCCGCTGCGGTATGCATCGCTGCGCTCCAGACCATCCCCAAGACGCTGAGCCAGAGCAAGCGCTTCCTTGTACTTACCGTCGTAGAACGCGATTATGTCCTGCTCACCTTTCATAAAGGTGTACGCCTCTACCAGCGAGCCATACAGCAGCACAGTATCGAAGTTGTCGCCCAGCCAAGTACGCCCGTTTGCGGCAACAGTGATCGACTCGGGAAGATAAAAATAATGCAGCTCGATGTTGTACTGGATGTCAGGCGTTGGCCCAAGGATAAAGGTCAGCTCGTCACTGTTGTAGTAAGACGGGCCGAACAGCGCGTAGTACTTGGGGATCGCTGTGTCTGTTGGTTGCGGGTATGCCTGCCGAATGAAATTAACGTCCTTATTGAGCAGGTACTCATACGACCCCGTGGCATCAATTACGGCCATTGAATACGCCGCCAAAAAGTCAACGGGGCAAGCCAAATACTTGTTGCCTGGGGTGGTAAAGCCCGTGACGTTACGCCGCAAAGACGGAAACTGCACCGAGTTGAAAATGCGCTGCTCTGCCTGCGTAATGAATGTATTGAGCTGTGTCGTGGGTGACACAGAACTTCCATCAGCAAGATACGTAACCGGAAATTGGTTTTCCGTGTACGACTGAATAGCTGCAATCAACTCGTTGTAAGTCATGCCATCGGGCCCCTAGCCATCACGCCTTTAGTAGCCGCGCCAGTACCGCGAATCTTGATTCCGCTGGTTTTCATCGGCGGGTAATCTTGGCTGCGGGTGTTGGCCACGTTCACGTTGGCCTTGCGCATCGTCTCTTTGGCAGGCTCTTCACCCACCACAACAGAGGCAACCTTCTTAGGCATTTTGCTTGTAGCCATGTCAGACCCCTTTGCGGCCAGGGCTGCGTTGGTTCATAACCTTGGCCATGTTGCGCCCATATTTAAGCATGTCGGCGTTGGTTTTGCCACCAGCTTTCATGCCGTGCATGCGCTTTTCGTGTGCCTTGACCTCGGCTTTGGCGACCTTCTTCATACCGTCTTTCATGATCGACTCCTTACGTCGTTGCAGTTGTTACTGTACCAAGACTCACAGTTAAAACCAAGTTATTTGGTGTCAGAGCGGCATCAAAAAAGCTGGAGCCGCCAACCGGGTTCCACCCCCACTGGAAGATTCTGCTACCCCCAGTGGCAGTGCCATCCTCATCTGGGTCTGTACCGCTGAGATTTGAAATCTGCAGCCCGCTGGTGCCACCCAGCCTGTACGTAGTGTCCGGCCTAGGATTGCGCACCGCCTGCGGGTCTTCAACCGGGTACATGCCGAGCTGAAGCTGCGGATGATCAGGGTCCCAGCAAGCCGGGCAGACCAGCATGTTGACCTGCTTGGTTTTGAGGGTGTAGGTCTTCAGCTCCTTGAGCTTGAAGCGAAAGTTGCAGCGGTCACACTGCGCAATCGCATACTTACCGGACGAAAAACGATTGGGCATTAGAACGCCCCGGCAATGTACTGCCTGCGCGGCACAAACCGCACTGCCGCCTTCTCATGGTCTTCCTGCGACGCTAAATCCCAAGCTTCATCGTACTGCTGTTTCAGGATGGGCAGCCGATCCATAGCCCCAGGCACCTTGAGCGCCATGTAGTACGACAGCCCCGCAGTCATGCAGGGGATGAAACGAAACGGCACATCCATGACATTAACACCGCCACCTGCGTCCTGCACCCGGCGCATGCGCCAGTACACAAACTGGTACGTTGGGTTGCCAACAGTGCCTTGATCTGGCGTTGGCCAGACTGTAACGCGAGGGATGTTGTTGACATAGACGGCGGTGCCCACGGATGGGGTTGTTTGAGCCGTGCCGTTTTGTGCCCGGTAAACGCCGCCAAGCTGGGTACTGTTGTTGATCCAGCCGTAGTAGACTGTCTCTGTGCCGATGTTCAGATACCCGGTTGTGGGCAAGTTGGCGGTGGACGAAAGGGTGATTGTCTGGGCTCCGGTGTCAGCACTCTGGTATGTGTAGCCCGTAGGAGACACTTGGCCATCCAGCCGCTGTATCCAGACTTGGATTGGGCGAGCTTGTGTCAGTTTGTTAGGGATTGTCGCGTAGGTAGAAACACTAATACGCGTGATGGTTAGGTCGGCCTGATTGGACTGCTGGTTGGGCTGGGTGCGGATCACATGATCGAGCAAATCCACCGTGTCGTTGGGCAGCGTATACGTGTTCAGACCTTGAACCAGGGGAATCGTCCCCTGCTCAAACGTCCACATGTTGATGCCGCGATTGGCCCAGTCAGCAAACATCAGGTTCAAGGAACGCCGCGCCGTACGTAGATCGTAGCCCGTGCGCATCTCCGAGCC